TGGTCTTGCCATACATAGGCATCAACCTTTCCGCCAAACACCACCGCAACGCATTGTTGTAGCCTTGGGGCAGTTGGATGGTGTCGGTGTAGCCATTGAACTGCCGAAAGATGGTCTGAGTAAACAAGTGCAACTCGCCCTGGCTGGGGTTTGGGTAAACAAACAATGTCCCCAAGACTTCGCTGGGCTGGTAGTAAATGGCCTTGGCCCACGGCCCACTCAGCTGCTTAATGCCAATGCTCTGGTATTCCTCTGCGCCCAAAATAGCAACGGGATAGTCCAGGTAACCGCCAGCAACAGAACTGCCACCCTGCATCGTAGCAATCCGCACAAAAGCACTTTCAATTGTCAGGGGACGCTCGTAGTAAGCTGCTATCGTGCCGCTGGTCGTTGTTTGGTTGGTGCTGACAGTGTATGTGCCTGCCTCGTTAACGTTGCCGCCTGCGCCCGTTGTGAAGCCCACAATGGTGGTTCCTGCGGTGATGCCAGTGCCTGACAGGGTTTGACCAATTGCTATAGCGCCACTGGTGATTGCGGTGACCGTCAGGGTTGTACCAGCAATAGATCCTGTAAACGATGCGCCTACCTGACCACCTGGGCCGATGGTGTACTGCACCTGGTTGGGCGTTGTTGGAAAAATGATTTCAGTCTTATAGAAGACCATCATGTTTTCGTTTGACCACTGAGCGCACATATCGTTCAGCATATCAAACGCATCTGCCGAATCTGCTGCTGCCGGGGTTTCACCCGCAGCTAGAGCGCCAACGTCCTTTAGCGCCCGATTAATGATGTCTTGGGGGGTTGTCACAGCCCTTGCCCTTGCGTAACGTAGACCACCGCGGTGCTGCTTGCAGTAATGCCTGTAAAGAATGTTCCTTGAGGAAAACTCATTACTTCAACAGCGCCAGCTACTAATGGAATGCCGGTGGTTACAGATGCAGCTGTCACAGCAATTGCTGACGTTGTACCAGTTCCCAAAAACACGGTCACAGCACCAGTATTGACAAATCTAAAATTAGTGTTGACCACATTGGATGGGTTGGGCTGCACTGCCGTTGGCGCACTGGTTGCGCCGGTAAAGTTAACTGTTGCACCAATTGGTTGGAAGGCTTCTTGTGTCATGTTTGTCTTTCAAGGTTGTTCAGCGGCTCGTGCCTCGACTTCGTAGGGATTCATTTTATAACCGTAGCGCAACATCCACCAAGCGTACTTGATGGCGTACAGCACCTTGCCATCCCGCCTCATCTGTTCCAAGTGCGTAATTTCATGCCTGATCAAAGCGTTGTTCAACTCATAGCCTGGAGCCATATAGATGACATTCCAAAAGCTAGTCCAGCCCTGAAAACCACAGGCTTTCATGTAGAGCAGGATTGGGCCAGAGGCGGTGCGTATCATGGCTTGGCAATCTTCTATCAAAAAAATCCAGAAACATAACTAAACAACCCGCGAACAACAATTGTTTGACCAATTGTTTTTGAAGGAACTGCTGTGGCGCTTAAAGTGGCAATGTTGGCGCTTGCTGTAGTAATAACAGGATATTCAATTGAATCAATTAATACATGACCCGCTAAAAATTCTTGCGCTGTTCCGGTAGGGGCATAACCAAAATTTTCTATAATCAATGCACCTAAAGTTGTCGTAGTTGTAGCAGTTAAAGTAGTTTTAATTACAATATTTACCAGTTGTCCAGATTTTTGATATTGGAAACTAGTTTGACTCATTGTAAATTCGTTGCTGTTTGACACACCCACATTGAATCCTGCTGGTGCCGAATCAGTTCCACGAATACCAGAATTTGTGTAAGCATCAAAACTTGATACCGTTCCAACCCCTAAAGCAACATCATTAATATTTACTATTTGTCCTGATGCAAAATTGGTACCATCTATTAAATGAAGATACGAATTGTTTAATACGGCGCCTGTATTTCCAATTGATGAACATCCACGACAATTAGTATTCCAAGTTACGCATGGATTGTTTACATTATCTGACCCAGTAAATTTTGACCCATGAATGTTTACGCCTTCTGTATAGAACGTACCTAAAGCACTTTCAAGTGCCGGGTTTAATGAATTAATTGTGTCAACATCACGCCCATTTGCTTCAAAATAACAGGATATATCAACACCAACAGCGGCATTTATGCCTATTGCAGATTGACTTACACTTTCTATTTGTGTCCAAAATTTTGACCCATAAGTATTTGTCAATAAAAAACAATTTCCATTTGTTGTGCCTTCATACCTACCACTAATTACTTGAATATCAAATGATCGGTCACTTTTCATAAAAGTGCCTATCCATGCAGTAGCAAGGCAATTTATTAGATACCAAGATTGCAAATAACTACTAAAAGTATCGTCTACCAATTTTATTTTGTCAAACTGACAATGCTCAAATGTAGTTCTTAAAAATGTTGGCGTTGTTGACGTTCCACCTTTAATAACAAAAGAATTTCGTGTTGCATCGTCAACAATAAATTTTATGTTTAAGAATCTAATGTTTTGCGTCGTAGGTCTATTAAGTTGTCCAGAGTATTGGAAGTTGCAAAAAAAGATTCCTGTAATGTCTGTATCAACAGAAAAACCACCACCTTCAGAAAAGATGGTCATAATGGTGTAATCGTAGGTGTCAACTGGAATACCAGATTGATTGACCAATGGCCGATTCAATAAAATTGGCGTTGTAATTGGATAGATTTGGTCAATGTACAAATCTTTTTCATTGTCAACACAAAACTGCAACGCTTCTTCGATGTAAGGCTCGTACCCGCTAGTTACACCTTGCGGAATAAAATCTGCCACGTTTACAGGAGCGCCCCGAATCATTGAATATGAAACTTTAGTCAGTGCCATTGTTATTACCTTTAATTTTTTTCAATTGGGTTTGGTAACAGTTTTTTTGTAATTACTTAGATTCTAGTACGGCAAGGCGTACACGAAGGGATTGAATTTCCTTGACCAACATAGGCACAAGTTTGCTGTAGTCCACTGCCATCATTTCATTGGGGTCTGCAGGGGCGTATACAGCTTCTGGAGCCACGGTGACAAGCTCTTGGGCGACAAAACCATACCGTTGGTGTGAGCCGTCAGATTTCCAGTCAAACTGGCGGACTTGGATTGCATCAATCAAGGCAGAGGCAGGGGCTGCGTCTTGGATGTTTTCTTTGAGGCGCTGGTCAGAGGTCAGGTTGTACGAGACTGCGACTGTGCCTGATTGAGTAATAGAACCAATAGATGAGCCAGCATAACCAAAATTGGCAAATTTTTCACCAGAACCTACTCCAGTACCATGATTGCAAATTACTTGTCCAACTACTGAGCCATTGTTTGAAACAATTACAACTGAATTTGAATCATTTATTGCGCTAGTTGTAGTCCCAACTAACAAATTACCACTAGCCGTTACAGTGCCATTTACGTCTAGCTTAGTCGATGGCGATATTGTGCCAACACCAACACGGCTGTTTGTTGCATCGGTGTAGAACAGATTGTCATCTGTATCACCTTCAATTCGCACGTTAAACACCGCACCAATATCGTTGATGACAAGATTGGTTGTGCCGATAATCATCTTCTCGGTAGATGCGCCAGCCGTTGCAGTCTCAAAGTGAATCTGGCCCTGCTCGGTAGTTGAGGTAGGGCTAAGAATAGAGCCGTGAATCACTGCATACTGCTGCTTATTGCCTGCGCTGTCTTTGCCGTTGAACTCAATCTCGCCAATTGTGTCTGACGCTGCTGGAGTGGCTGAGTTGCGATACAGGTCAAGCAGAGGGCCAGCCGTTGCGCCAGCGTCTGTGCTGTTGAGGGTTACGTTGCTAAAGTTGCCATCGCTGCCGCCTTCAACCCGCTGCCAGACTGCGCCGTTGTAGACGATCCAGTCGCCTGCGCCAAAGAACAACAAGATGCCGTCAAAGGTCTGTGTGCCTGCAGTGCTGACCACGTAGTAGTCACCTTTTGCGCCAGTGCCATCTGCGAGCGTTGGCGTGTTGGTGCTGGCATTCCAGGTGCCCTTGTAATTCAGAGCACCAATGGCGTTGGTGATGGATGAGACTGTTTTTAACATGGCGATTCCTAGTTGTAAACAACTTCAATAATTGATGTGTTGGGCGGTGCTTCGCTAAACGTCACCGTGCCGCTGGTTACCGTGTAGGTGTTGCGGTTTTGGTAGACGCCATTGATGTAAATAGCGGTAAAACCATTGACCACCGAGAAGGCCAATGTTGTACCGTCACCCGTAGCATTAGAGGCAAAGGTGCTGCCATTGATATTGTCTACCGTCCAGATCAACACGCTAACGCTGGTGTAAAGAGCAAACTTATAGATGGCCCCACTAAGCCACACATTGGCCTCGCCACGGCTGTCCAGGACGATGGGGTTAGTGTTGGCAATTAGGCCAGTGGAATCAGTGTAGGACGCTAATGGCGTGGTTGTGCCAGCAGCGTAGGTGTACAGCAGCCCACCCGACAACGGTGCGCCGTTCAGATCAAAGAATTGCAGCTTGGGCGTGGGGGATAGGGATGTTGTAGCCATGATTTTTGAGTGAAAAAGGGAACCGCCCTTGCGAACAGTCCCCTTTTATTTTACTGAAAACCGACAGTTTAGAACGCTGTGAAATCAGTACCGTACACATAAATATCAACAGTGCCGCCACTTACAGCAGTTCCAACCTTGACGTAGAACGTCTGGGCTGAAATGTTTGCCGTGCCAGTAGCTGCTACCACCGTGGATTTGGTGACATAGGCTGAACTGGTGTTGCTGGTCAGTGCTGCGTTGGTGACGATTTCAGTGCCCGTACCTGCTGCACCCGTCCAGATTGCCAGATAACCAGCAGAAACATCCTTGTTGGCATTTGTGATGACAACATTGGTGATGTTATAGCTGCTGGTGTTGATGACGGGCAGGGTGATTGCCGCATCGCCAGTGGCATTGATGGAAACGCTCGTTGCGTAGGCAATCAAGCGGATGGCCTGGTTACTTGACAGAGTTTGCGGATGAACGGTAGTGGTTGTTGCTGCGCCTGGATTTGCCATGATAGTTACTCCTTAGTGGTAGGTGTTAAGCGGCAACCCGGCAAGCAAGCTCGGGGTACAGCGGTGCCCAGCCGTAGAGAACGTCTACACGGGTTGGGATTGAATCATTATTTATTGTGTATTGCCTCACCACACGCATGGAAAGGCCCAGTTCCTTGTCGGCTGCACGGCCTGCAAAGTGAACCCCATCTGGCAACTCAAGGTCAGCGCAGGCCATCGTGAAGGCATTTTTGTGCATCACAATATTTTGCGGAGAAACAACGCCAGTGTTGTTGAACGGGGTCACCACTGCGGTAGCGCTGGTGCTGTTGACAACCACATTCTGGAATTGACCAGCAGTAATCACAGCAGGGCTGACGATGACTGATGTAGTACCAGATGTTGCAACCGTCACATCAGCCTGCACCACAAAACTACGCAGGCGGTTGGAGCCGTAAGCTGCACGATTCTGGGGGTTGGCTGCAAAGATGTTTGCAATGGTGATGGTGTCGCCTTGCTTGAGGCCAGCCGTAGCAGTGGTGGCAGTCAGAGCAATGGTGGACGTTGATGCCCAGCCGCTGGTCAGAAAGCCCGTTGCCGTGGTGGTAGCGCAAGCCAGGGTAGCAGTAGCGTAGGAGCCAAAGGTTTGGCTTACAACGTTCTGATCCATCTTCCACATCATGCCTGCCGAGTCCTTGCCCATCATGCCACGCTCGTATTGCTTGGCAATGGTGTTGGATGGCACAAACAGACCTTTGAGCGAGTCCACAATGGTTGCACCAGTGAATGGCTCAACAATGCAAGCCCGGCGTCCATCGCGTGGTGCGCCTTCAGAGTCTAGGTATGCGCCTGCGGTCAGGTAAGTCAGCAAGCTGGTTGGGACAGTACCGGCAGTACCGACAATGTTGGCAGTGTTGTTTTTGGCCATAACCAAACCATCACGGTCAATCTTGTTGGCAATAGCGGCCACTGCGGGTTTCAGCACTCGATCACTGAAGCGGTCAAGAGACAGCGCCAGATCCTGCGTGGTGAACTGAGTATCAACGTGGAACTGCGTGGACAGGGTAACGGGAACAGAAGTTTCGTTAAAGTCTTCCACATTCAACGCTGGGCCACTGGTTCCGACAAAGCGGCCAGGGCGACGGACGTTCAAGGTTGCGCCAATCTTTGCGCCTGTTACAGCGAATTGATCGTCATAGTTACGTTCGACTTGGCTCGTAAAAGTCAACTCGTTTTCCAAGACCATCAACGCTTCGTTGGTGATCATGCTGATGGTAAGCAAATTATTTGCCATGATAAATCCTAAAAAAATGGTTATCGAATTTGCCCATTAAGTCTACCTGCTTTCCAGGCTTGGTAGCTGCCGTGAAACTGCCCATCAGCAGTTAGTGCAACATCACGCCCGTTGGCGGCTGACCGAATAGGGGTAATCGGTGCGCTTGCTCTACTTCTCTGCACAACAGGCTTTGAGTCTTGTTTCTCAAACATAGCCTCTAACTTCCCAATCTGTCGCAACTGTGCGGCTGGCGTCATCCCTTGCAGCTTTTCAACGAATTCGGGATTATCAGCAAGGTGATACAGCAGCTGTGGCCCAACATCTGACTCAAAGATGGAATCGCGCACTTCATTGATCACTGTCATGTCTGCGCTTTTCACAACTTGCTCAAAGTTTGGCATCGTTGCCTTGGCCTGGTTAACCCGTTCTGACCAAGTATTTAATACCTGCTCTTTCTCGGCTTGCACCTTGGCCTGTACTGCCTTCTGTCGTTCTTCCCCTAATCGCTGGTCAACCTTGTAGTCTGTCAATGCCTTGGCATATTCAAACATATCGGTAAACTGGCTTGGGTCTGGTTCGGCTTCGCCTTTAGGGGCTTGTTTCCGTTCCATATCCGCTAACCGTTGTTCTAGGCTTACCCTGGCTTCGCGCTCCCGCATTGCTTCTTGCTTTGCTTCATCACGCGCCTTGGTTACCGCCTCAAACCGCCGTTCAATCTTAGGTCGTCTTTTTTCCTCTGTTGCTTGCTGGTCTTCACTGGCTGGTTCACTCTGACTGTCATCGTCCTGCGGCTCTATTGTTTCAATAGCCTCGCGGGGCGGTTTGTCAGCTAAACCTAGCTTTTCAGCTTGGAATTCAGCTAAATTTTCGCTAGTCACCGTACTGGCTTCTAGTCTTTTCTGTACTGCACTTACTTCTTCAGACATGGATTACTCCAAGGATTTGCCCCGTAAGAACCCACGGGTCGGGTTGGGGCATTATTACCCAAAAACAAAAGGTTATGCAACTATTGCATGGGTTGGATCAGAGGATTGGCTCCTTCGCTAATATCTTGGGCAGCAAATTGGGCATATTGGCCCTGCTCAACATTCCTGCGGTCAATTTCTTGCATTAGTCGATTGGTGTCCATGTTGTGCAGCAACATTTGAACAATTGCATCCAGTTCAGTCTTGTTCTGACTAGTCACGGCACGGGTATTCTGGTCATTGACTTTAACTTCTGCCATTGTTTCAGTGTTATGCGCCCGTGCAGTCACATCCATCAGCTTACGCTTGGTTTCGCCATCATCCTTCAATTTGGCAATC